TACTTCTTCGCTCGCGAGGGAGTGGCGCACTGGGAGAACGTGCTTGGCGTCAGCCCGTGGAACTACAACAACGACGGTTTCGACTGCTCGGTGACGCTGGACGGCAGCGAGTCCACCGTGGACCACTGCATGATGTTCTGCGGGGATGACGCGCTCTACCTCGAAAGCAACTGGTTCACGCTGCACGCGACCGACCTGTTCGCCGTCAACTCCAACGGCGGAACGTTCCTGTTCGGCTACTGGGGTGAGGCGAACCAGGGCAAGTTCCAGAAGCTGACCGACTGCGACGCCATCTCCCTCGCCATCTCGGACGAGGTGAGCGGCGTTGCGCGTGCGGCTGACTCGGTCATCAAGCTCTGGAACGACAACCGAGGCTCGGAGGCGTCTGCGGGGTTCGGCAGGTTCAACGTGCAGGTTCGAGGGCTCCACGTGTGGGGCAACTTCGAGAACCGGCTGCTGACCATCGAGAACTACCTGTACCCGTTCCCCGGCGGCCTCGCGCGCGACGGCCTTGGCGACGTGGCCGACATCCTGTTGCAGGACATCGTGGTGGAGGAGACGCCCGACCAGCTTTCGCCGATCAACGGCAGCAACTGGGCCAACACGCCGCACGACATCCAGTTCGTTGGGTGCAGCATCGGCGGCGTTCCGGTGCGCGCGTGGAACTTCTTCGAGTTCTTCCAGGTCAACGCCTACCCCTACAACATCACCGTCGAGGGTCAAACCGTGGTCACCGCAGTCGAGTTGTGCAACCGGGCCTTGGCCTACATCGGCGAGAGCCCGTTCGTCACCAGCATCTCCCCGCCTGACGACACGAAGGCCGCGAAGCTGTGCCAGAAGTTCTGGCCCCACGTTCTGGAGGAGGTGACGCAGGGCCATGAATGGGGTTGGGCCACGAAGCGCATCGAGCTGACGCCCGTGCTCGACGGCGGCAACGACTTCTGGCGCTACTGCTACGAGATCCCGGCCGGGATGCTGAAAGCCATCGAGATGCTGCCGAAGGGCGCGCCAGACGGCTTCCGCGACCAGTCTGGAAACCGCATCCTCTTCCGCCGTGAGGTGGACGCAGACGGCATCGAGCGACTGTGGTCGAACTTGCCAGAGGCGTGGCTGCGCTACACGGTCTACGTCACCGACCCGAACCTCCTCGACCCGTGGGCGCAGAAGGCTTGCGTGATGCAGCTTGCCAGCGAGCTGGCCGGCTCGATCATGCAGGGCGAGGAAGGCCAGCAGGCGATGTTGACCTACGCGCAGGCCGCGCAGGCCGCGATCGCGCGCGCGAAGGCCAACGACGGCAACCAGCGCGTCCTAACGCCGACTGAGGGCCAGAGCGTCACGTGGCTGGCGGGGCGGGTGTCGTGAGGACGCGCACGATCCAACAGAGCTTCGGCGGCGGGCGCATGTCGCCGGACATGTTCTCGCGTGCCGAGGACGTGCGCGGCAGGCAGGGGCTTGCGGAGGCGAAGAACGTTCGCACGACGACCACGGGCGGATTCGAGTCGCGCACTGGGTTCAGGTTCTGCGTCGCCGCCAAGGACAGCGCGCGCCGAGGGGTGGTGCGCTCGTTCGCCGTCAGCAGCACGGAGAGCGTCGTCATCGTCGTCAACGGCTGGGACGGCAACCCGTCGAACTACGGCACGTTCCGGTTCCTCGTGAACGGCTCGCCGCTGCTCTACACGGCGGGCGCGTTTCCGTTCTACCGCGAGTCGTCCAGCATCTCGATCGTGGACAACGGCGCCGGGAAGATCCGCGTCAACTGGACGCTGCAGCCGTTCACGGCCGACGGCGATCCGGTGACGTTCGCCAGCTCGGCACCTTCCGATCTGGTGCAGGCCGGCATCGTGCCGGGCCGCACCTACTACGTCCGGGTGCGTGCAACCAACACGTTCGAGCTTGCCGAGACGCCGACCGGACCGTCGATGGCGTTCGTGAACGCGACGATCAGCGTGTTCAACGTCGGGCACGCCGTCTACCAAGCCGGCGACATCGTTCAGAACTCCACCAACTACTTCTACTGCCGGGCTCCGAGCCTCGGGGTCGAGCCGGGCGTCGACCCGGGCTGGCAGACCTACTGGTACCAGCTGCCGGCGACGCGCGAACTGGAGATCCCGCATCAGTACCTCGACGCCGATCTTGCCGCGCTCGACATGCGCAGCCAGTCGGCCAACGTGCTGACGATCGTGCATCGCAGCTACCGGCCCTACGAGCTGGTGCGTCGCACCGGCATCCTGTGGGCCTACCGCCCGATCGCGTTCGCCGCGACGGTGCCGCCGCCCGCATGGTCCGCAAACGCGATCGTGCCGAGTGCTGGGCAGGTGTCGAACATCAACGGCGCGAGCAACATCGGCGCCCCGTCGCGGCTCCAGCTGACGTTCCTGTCGGACATCTCGAACACCTACCGCATCGGCGACTCGTTCTACCTGCTGGGGCTGCCGGGTGGAGCCAACGTGCCCGACGGCTTCTACGAGGCGGCGGTGGTGGGGACGTTGGCGCTGGACGTGCGGCAGGTTTCGGGCGGCACGTTTGTCACGTGCACGGGCGGCCCCTACGGCGCTGGCGGTTCGATCCGGCTTGCGACGCCAACCGCCACCGTCTCGAACTTCTACCGGCTCACCTCTCTCGACCAAGACGGCCGCGAGTCCGAGGCTGGTCCGTCGGCTGGCGCGTTCAACATCCTCAGCGTGCCGGGGAGCTACAACACGCTCAGTTGGATCGCGGTGCCGGGGGCCTCGCTCTACCGCATCTACCGCAGCGAGAACGGCCGGTACGTGCTCATCGGCGAGACCAGCGCGACGACGTTCAAGGACGCTGACGAAGCCGCAGACGACAGCTTCACGCTTCCGGAGTCCGACACGACGATCGGCGGCACTGCATTGGACTACCCCGCCGCCGCCGGCAACTTCGAGGGGCGTCAGCTGTTCGCCGGCACCGTCAACCGCCCGCAGACGATGTGGGGGACGCGCTCCGGCACGTCCAACGACCTCAGCTACCACATCCCGTTGCAGCCGGACGACCGGCTCAACGTCACGTTGAAGTCGGGCAAGCCGGTGACCATCCGGCACCTCGTGCCGGTGAGCCAAACGCTCGTCGTCCTGACCTCGACGGAAGAGTTCCGGATCGCATCCCCCGACGGCGTGGCGCTGACGGCGGACGTTCCCACGCCTGCCCGCTCCATCACCAGCGTCGGCGCCAGCGAGCGTTGGCCGGTGGTGGTGGGCAGCTCGCTCGTCTTCGAGTCGGAGCGGCGCGGGCAGATCCGCGAGCTTGGTTTCCGTTCGGACACCGGCTGGATCGTCGGCAACGTCTCGTCGCGGTGCGCCGACTGGTTCGACGGCTACCAGATGGCCGACGGCATCGCGCACCAGCAGGCGCCCATCCCGACGCTGTGGATGGTGCGCAACGACGGCACGCTGCTGGGCTTCACCTACGTTCCCGAGGAGCAGGTCGGCGGGTGGCACCAGCACACGACCGACGGCACCTTCGAGTCCGTGTGCGTGGCGCAGGAGGGCGGGGAGGACATCGTCTACGTCGTGGTGCGAAGGACCATCGGCGGCACGGCGCTGCGCTACGTCGAGCGCATGGCCGAGCGGCGCTTCGACACGATCGCCGACCGTCGGTTTGTCGACAGTCACCTGACCTACGACGGCACAAACACGACCTCGACGACGCTGACCATCACCGGCGGCACGACCTACGCGGCGGGGCAGACGGTCACGCTGACGGCCAGTGCGGCGACGTTCGCGTTCCCGGCCACGACCGACGTGGGCGACCGCATCAAGTGGCTCGGCGCCTACCGCGTCCGCATCACCGCCACCAGCTCGACGACGGTGGCGACGGGCGTGATCGAGGACAGCTTCCCCGGCGTTCCGGCTGGTCCGTCCACCGTCTGGACGTGGGGCCGCGACACCCTGTCGGGGTTGGGGCACCTGGAAGGCAAGACGGTGCAGGTGGTGGCCGACGGTGCCGTGCTGGCTCCTCAGGTGGTCACGGGCGGCGCCATCACCCTGCGCACGAACGCAGGCGTCACCACGGTCGGCTACAAGGTCCACGTCGGGCTCGGCTACACGGCCGAGGCGGTGACGATGCCGCCAGCGATCCCCGTTGACGGGTTGGGGCACGGTCGCGTCGGCAGTCCGTCCCATGCCGTGCTGCGGCTGCGGCGCTCGGCTCCGTTCCGCTTCGGCCAACTCGGGGCGGCGGATGCGGCCTACAACACGACCAGTCAGGCGGACGACTTCACCGGCCAAAGCCGAGAGCTGTCGTTCGGTTCGTTCACCGAGGACAAGCAGATCCGCATGGTGCAGACGGCCCCGCTGCCGATGGCGGTGACGGGGGCTGTGGTCACCATCGCATGGGGGGACTGACGCATGGCCGACCTTGGAATGATCTCTCCCGGCGCCATGTCGTGGCTGTCGCAGCCGATCGACTACGGCCCGATCTCCGGCGGCGCCATGGCGGCGCTCCAGAATCCGCAGGCGCCGAAGGCTCCGGGCACCAACCCGCTCCTCGGCATCGGGGCGGTGTCGGCCGTTGCCGGCGCGGCCATGTCCACCGTGGGCGCCTACTACGGCGCCAAGACCTCCAAGATGCAGGCGCGGTCGGCGGCGATGGCTGCCGACTTCGAGGCGTCGATGGCCGCCCGCAACGCTCGCCTCGCCGAGATGGACGCGCAGACCGAGCGCGACGCGGGGCGGCTGCAACTGCGCTCGCTGGGGCTCCAGTACGGGGAGGCGGCGGGGCGGCAGGTTGCGCAGCAGGCGGCGGCCGGCGTCGACCTGAGCAGCGGCAACGCCTTGGAACAGCGGGTGTCACTGAGGCTGGCGCAACGCATGGACGCGCTGACGATCCGCCAGAACACGGCGCGCGGCGTCTCGGCCCGACTGACGCAGGCCACGAACTTCCGCAACCAGGCGGCCATGGGACGGGTCACGGCGGGCAACCTGCGCGCCACCGCCGGCAGCATCTCCCCGGGCCTCTCCACCTTCGCGGGACTGCTGGACGGTGCGAGCCGTGCCGCCCTCCCGCTCTACGCCTACAGCCGCAACTGAACCATGATTCCGCTCCCGAGGGTGCCAGTCAGCCAACAGAGCTACGGCCAGTTCGCAGCGCCGACGGCTGCGCCGATGCAGGATGCCGGGCCGCAGCAGATGCAGCAGCTCGGCGCGTCGCTGCTGAACGCCGGGGCGTCGGCTGCACGCATTGGCGCCGACCTGCAAGCGGACCTCGACCAAGGGTTCCTGATGGAGTCCGACGCGCTGGCGAGCGAGCTGGCGCGCAACACCGTCGGCAGCTATCGCCAGATGGCGGGCCTGCCGGCGATCGAGTCCTTCGGGGACACGCAGGAGCAGCTGCGCACGAAGCTCCGCAACCTGTCCGACACCGCGCGATCGCCGGAGCAGAAGCAGCGGCTGGAGCGCATTCTCGTGCAGCGGATGCAGGACGCCTCGGAGTCGATGGCGGCCCACCGCGACGTGCAGGTGCGGAATCGGGCCATCGGCGGCGCCAAGGCCGGCATGGAGTCGGAGATCCAGAACTACCTCGCGGCGCTCGGCAACCCCGACGACATGAAGTTGGCGCGCGACCTGATGATCGAGCGGGCGGGCGAACTCAGCCGGCATCGGGGCGAGGACGGCGACATGGCCAAGCTGACGCTCCTCGACGCCACCACGCGCATGCACGCCGGGGCCGTGGACGCGCTGCTTGCCGCCGACAGGCCGACGGAGGCGCTGGCCTACCTGGAGCAGCACAAGGGCGAGATCGCGGCTCCTGAGCGGGCACAGACGACGCAGAAGGCCAGGGCGGGGTTCGTGGAGTGGGGGGCGCGGCAGCTTGACCAGAACGTGCCCGACATCAACCAGCGGCTGGCCGTCGTCGCGGACTGGCAGAAGGCAGGGCGCATCACCGGCGACGAAGCCGAGTCGGCCCGCCGGCACGTGATGCAGTTCGAGCGCGTGCGGCTGGAGCAAGGCGCCTTGCAGGAACGGGCGCTGCGGCAGGAGGCGGCCAAGTGGCTCGCCGCCAACCCCGCGCTGGCGATCACCGACAACCCCGACTTGGCCAACCGCTTCCGTGCGCTCAACGCCCCGTTCCCCGAGCGCGTCTACACGACCGACCCGAAGTTCGTCGAGCAGTTGCAGGCGATGCCGGCCGCCGTCGCGCAGCAGTTCCAGCAGATGAGCGACGCGATGCTGGAGAAGCAGCTCCGGCCGTTCCTTGACGATCACGACCTGAAGAAGTGGACGGCGTTCTTCCGGGGCGACCAGGACATCGTGGGCCGCCAGGACCGCATCAAGCGCGCGGCCGAGGTGCTTGGCGTCGTCTCCGACCCGGTGGTGGTTGCCGGCATGACGAAGGAGGAGCGCGCGGCCAACGCGCAGAAGCTGGCCCGCTTCGAGGCTCAGGTGCAACGGCAAGTCGACACGCTGCGCGCCGAGAAGAAGGGCGACTTGACCACACGGGAGATCCAGGAGCAGATCCTCGACCCCATGATGGCCGAGGGCAACAAGGTGACCAACGCCAGCGGCACGCAGCAGTCGGTGGTGGCGGCGCAGATTGCCGGCGACCTCCCCTACGACGACCCAACGACTCCGAACGTGGACGAGTCGCTTGACCTGTCGAAGTTCCCGAAGGCGGCCGACTACTCGGTGCCGGTGGACGGCAAGCCGGTGTTCTTGCGCGACGTGCCGATGGTCGTGCGCAAGGCGATCCGCGACAGCTGGGCCAAGGACAACCCCGGCAAGCAGATGACGGTGGCGCAGGAGATCGAGGAGTACGCTCGCGTCTACCGGCCCAAGATGGAGGCCGCGAAGCAGGCCGAGCAGTCGGCGAACGTCTGGCGCCAGATGTGGGGCCTGCCGCCCGGTGCGTCGACCGTCACCCCTGAGCAGTTCAAGCAGGCCATGAAGGACCGATGAGCAACAGCACGCCGCCCGACCTCCTGTCGCAGCCGACCGCGCCGCAAGAACCGCAGCCGCTGCTGACGGGCGGCGTCTACCAAGGGTTCGAGAACGACCTGCGCGCCTTCCGTCGCAACAAGGCCGACGCGGAACAAGAGCTGTGGGCCGCGACGATGCGGACAGCCATCAAGACCGACCCCGCGCTCTACGCCGAGGCCGACAAGCTGGCGTTGGACCAAGGCGTGACGGTCGACTTCGCGCTGCGGAACATCGACAACGTGCGGCGGATGGCCCGCGTGAAGCAGATGCGCGACGACCGCATCGAGGCCACCAACCCGTCGTGGTTCCGGTCGATGCAGTCGCTGGAGTTCGCGCGCAAGGCGTGGGACGACGACCAGTTGCCGTTCCTTGAGCGGTGGTCGCGCGCCTACGAGTCGGGGCAGCTCATCACCGAGCGCGGCAGGCTGTCGGCCAAGGCGATGTTCGTTGGCAAGGATGGCGCGAGCGGCCGTCTCTCCACGGACGACATCGCCAACCTGGAGCGTATCCAGAAGCGGCAAGGCGAGCTTGGCCCGGTGTCGGGGCTGTGGAACGCAGTCGAGGTCATCGGCCAGCAGTCCAAGTCGATCCCCGAGGCGCTGACGGCAGGCGCTGCCGGTGGTGGTGCTGCGGCTCTGGCGGCTTCGTTCACCGGCCCCGGCGCTGGCGCGGCGTTCGTCGGCGGCTTCAAGGCGGCGTTCTGGTCAACGCTGGCCGTCAACGCCTTTGAGGTGGAGGCTGGCAACGCCTACGCCGACATGATCCAGGCGGGCTACGATCCCGACCGCTCGTGGAATGCAGCGTTTGGCATCGGCATTGCCAACATGGCCATCGAGATGGGCGGTTCAGCCTTGGCCACTGGGGCGCTGCGCAAGGAGGTTGGCCGGCTGCTGACCAAGAAGGCGTTGGAGGAGAGCGCCAAGGGCGCGGTGACCGGTTTCGTGCTGGGCTTTGCCAAGGAGTACTTCAAGGCCGGAGCCGCCCAGGTTGTCGACGAAGTGGTGCAGGAGCTGGTGACCATCGCGGGCGAGGAAGCTGCTCGCCGGCCCGGTGACGCCAGCCTGTCGCCGGAAGGCATCGCGTCCAGGCTGTGGGAAGTCGCCAGCAAGACGACGCAGGGCATGGCCATCCTGGGCCTTCCCAATGCCTACGCCGGGGGCCACCGAGCTCGCGTCGCGGCCATGATCCAGAAGGCCAAGCAGGACGCCGAGCAGCGGCGGGAGGCCATCAAGGCCGGCGCGCAGTCGCCTCTGACCAAGAACGACCCGGCCGCGGCCGAACAGTTCATGGAGCAGACGCTGGCCGAGAACGGCACGCCGCGCACCGTGTTCGTCGATGCGGCCATGCTCCGCGACGTGCTGGCGCAGGCCGACAAGGCAGCCACCGAAGCGGGCGACGGGCTCACGAAGTCGGCCGGCGACATCCTCGAAAGCATCGTTCCCGGCATCACCGAGCAGATCGAGGACCAAGCGGCGCAGGGCGGCGACGTTCAGGTTCCGACGGCGAAGCTCATCACCACGATCGCGCAGCAGTTGCCGCAAGTGGCCGAGGCGCTGAACGAGCACGGGCGCATGGACCCCGCGTTGCCGTCGGCTGCCGTTGCGGCCGAGATGCAGAAGGAGGTCGATGCGCAGGCGAAGCAGGCCGACACCGGCACGGACGCCGAGAAGGCGTTCCGCGAGTCGCTGGCGAAGGTGGAGGAGCAGGTTGCCGGCGGATTCACGGCCACCGCTACCTCGCTTCGTCCCGCCGAGCTGCGCAGCGTAACGCGCATCGCCGCCGAGATGGTGGCTCGCATCGCCGAGGGCGAGAACATCACGCCCGAGCAGGCTTGGCAGCGTTACGGGGCGGCCATCACCAACCAGCCGCTGACCGAGGAGGCGTTGCAGCAGCCTTCGAACAAGACCTACACGCCGGAGTTCAAGGCGTGGTTCGGCAAGTCAAAGGTGGTGGATGCCGAGGGCAAGCCGATGGTGGTCTACCACGGCACCGATGCCGATTTCACTGCGTTCAACGCGGACAAGTCGCCGCTCATGTTCTTCTCGGAGAACCAGGGGACGGCGGAAGCCTACGCCTTCGACCGATCGCAGGGCCGGCAAGGGATCGTAGTAAAGGCATTCGTCACGGCTTCTTCGCCGGCCACAGCGGCCGAAGTGGCCAAGGTGGACATCTCCAAGGAAGTCGAGGCGCTGGCCGAGATTAATCCGAAGGACCGAACCTACCTTGCCGACCGTGCCAAGTTCATCCAATCGCGCATAGCGGGGCCACAAGGTTGGATGTTCACCAAGGCCGCCGAGGCTGGCGTCTGGCGTGACGTGCTGATCCCGGCGCTCAAGCGTGCGGGTTTCGACTCGCTGCGGCTGGAGGATGCGGCAGACACTGGCGGTAGCCTCGCGGTGTTCGACCCGACGCAGATCAAGAGCGTCAACAACCGCGGCACCTTCGACCACAACGACCCGAACATCCTGCGCCAGCCGGCACGCGGCGGCTTCATCCGTCGCGCGTTGGCCATCCTGTTCGGCGAGAAGTCGGACGCATCCACCGTCCTGCACGAGCTGACGCACTGGTACACGGAGATCATCGACCGGCTGGCGCGGCAGGGCTCGCCATGGGCCGTGCAGCAGATGAACGTCCTTCTGGATCGCTGGAAAATGACGCGCGAGCAGTGGGACGCGATGCCGGACGCCGAGCGCGCGAAGCACTACGAGGACATCAGCTACAACGCCGAAGAGTACTTCGCCACCGGACAGGCGCCGAGCAAGGAACTGGCGGGCGTGTTCGAGAAGCTGCGCAAGTTCATCCTGCGCGTCTACTCCAACGTCATCAAGAGCTTTGGCGGCCTGCGCGGCGGCCTGGAAGCGTCCTACCGCGAGCAGTTCGGCCGCGACTTGCCGGCGATGACGCCCGAGCTGCGCGGCTTCTTCGACCGCATGCTGGCCAGCGAACAGGCCATCGAGATCGCACAGGCCGAGCGCGAGGGCGCGGTGGCGTTCGACAAGGCGGCGGCGAAATCGCTGGGGCTGGACGACGCCACGGTGGCCGAGGTGGAGCGGCTGCAAGCCGAGGCGAAGGACGAGGCGAAGGCCAAGTTGAGCGCCGAGGCGGTGCGCGGGGCTCGCTACTTCCAAGCCGCTCGGCGTGGTGCCGAGAAGGACGCGAAGGCGAAGCTGCGGGCGGCCGAGGAGCGGGTGCGCAAGGAGGTCGAGGAGGAGTTCCGAGACAACCCGGCGCAGAACGCCTACCGCTACCTACGTGACGGCATCTACGAGAACGCTGACGGCGAGCTGGTCAAGGACAAGAGCGCCCGCAAGCTGTCGTCGGTGGCCGTACGCCGCATTCTTGGGCTACCGGCTATCAAGGGCGGCGAGAAGGGCACGTCGCTGGTGGGGCGCATTCGCCAGTTGGGCGGCATCCGGTTGGACAGCTACCCCGGAGAGACAGAGGGCGAGTTCAGCATCCCCGGCGTGTTCCGCAAGGAAGGCGGCCAGTCGTGGGAGGCCGTTGCGCAGCAGTTGGCCAGCGAGGGCTACGGCGGCGAGGTCTACGACGGCGACGTTGCGCAGAACGTCGACAACATGTGGCTGGTCGATGCGCTGACGGCTGCCGCGCAAGGCGAGCGACGGTATGCGGACGAGGCCGTCACCGAGTCGTCGCGCATGCAGGCCGAGTACGAGGACTGGCTTCGCACGCAATCGGCCTATGTCGATCAGTCGGTGCGCGATGCCAAGGCTAGCGCGGCCGAGCGCGAGGCGATGTTCACCAAGCTGGCACGGCGCGGTCTGGTGCAGAAGTCGGAGGCGCAGCAGATCCGCGACGCCTACGCGGAGGCGCGTCGCAAGGTCAGCGGGCGCAAGCTGAGTGCGGAGGAGATGCGCCAAGTTCGCGAGTCGACCACGATCGTGGAAGGCAGCGACCCCGACCAGATTGGCGCTCTGTTTGGCTTCCAGACCGGCGACGAGATGCTGCGGGCGTTGGCCAACATGCAGCTTCGTGAGGAGGCCATCCGCCGTCGCGTGCGTCAACGCATCGAAGCCGAGGAGCCGCTTGCCGACCCGAAGAAGATGCGGCAGGCCGTCGAGGCTGCGACCCACGGGAAGGCCGCTGCAAGGCTCGCCAGCACGATCCTGCGGGCCATGCTCAACAACACGCGGAGCACGGCCGAACTCGAAGCAGCGGCCCAGCAGGCGGCCAAGGCGGTGCTGGCGCGGACGCCCGTGGGCCAGATCAGCGTTCGCGGCTTCTCGCAGGCCGAGTTGCGGGCCGGCAAGGCGGCTCGCGAGGCGTTGAAGTCGGGCAAGGTCGACGAGGCCATCGAGGCGCAGCGGAAGCACCTGTTGCAGCACTACCTGACCCGGTTCGCCGTCGACATCGAGAAGGAGCTGGACAAGTTCAACGACACCGTGGGCGGCTCCTACATGAAGCCGGACGCGGACATCCTCAAGGCCAAGCGCGACCTGGACCGGGTGCAGGCCATCCGCTCCATCCTCGGGAAGTACGAGGCCATCGGCAGCGCGCGGGCTGAGGCGGCCGACGCCTACCTCGGCACCATGGCGAACCAGAACCCGACCGGCCACGCCGAACTCGCGGCTCGGATCGGTGCCGCGACTGCCGGCGCGAAGCCGTGGCGGCTGGTGCCTCTTGACCGGTGGCGGCAGGTGATGGAGGAGACGGCCCAGCTCTGGCACGAGAGCAAGCGCAGCGAGCAGGTGCGCATCGCGGGCGTGATGCGGCAGCGGCATGAGATCCAGGACGAGTTGGAGGCGCAGCTCGTCGAGGTGTTCGGCGACCCGAGCGGCAAGGCACCCAAGCCCACCACAACGGATTGGGACCCGGCGACGTGGCTGGCGTCCGTCAAGCGGCTGGAGTCGCTGTCGCTGGCGCTGGACGGCGGCAAGGTGGGCGGCCCGTGGCAGCGCTACGTCTACCGCACCCTCAAGGACGCGCAGACCGAGCGCGATGCCGAGATGCTGGTCGAGCGCGAGTGGTATCGCGACCACCTGGAGAAGCACGGCGACCTCACGGGGCCGAAGTACGACGGCAAGCGGTGGCTCGGCGACACGTTCAGCACGTTCGAGAGCCGCGCGCAGATCGTCGGCATGCTCTACCAGCTCGGCACCGACGGCAACTTCCGCAACATGGCCATCGGCAACGGGTGGGCGTGGCAGAAGGATGGAGACCTCTACGCCCACGACGGGCGGCCGTTCGCTCCCGTGTTCCAGGACATGCTCCGCGACATGGTGGAACGCGGCTACCTGCGCCGCGAGGACTTCGACTTGGCACAGGCCGCGTTCGACCACATCCGCGACCGGCTCAAGACGCGCCTGTTCGACACGTCGCGCGAGGTGTGGGGCTTCTACCCGAAGGAGGTCGAGGCGTTCCCGTTCGACACGCCGTTCGGCAAGTACCCCGGAGGCTACTTCCCGTCCAAGGTCGACAAGGCCAACAGCAACCTCGGCGCGAAGGCACAACTTGACGCCGTGGCCGAGATGCGAACCGACTTCGTGGCCAACCACGGCAACGTCCCGCGCGGCATGACGATCGCGCGCAAGGACGGCGCCAAGCAGCCGCGCGTGATGGACGTTCGGCTGCTGCGGGACCACATCGCCGACGCCTTGCAGATCATCCACCTTGCCGGGCCGACGAAGGACATCGCCGGGCTGTTCCGCACCGGATCGCTGCAAGAGTCGTTGAGGATCGCCGACCGCAACGCGCTGCCCTACGTCATCCTGCCGGCCATCGACCGCGCAGCCCGAGGGAAGATCGTGGCCCAGTCGGACCCTGGCTTGCTGCGCTTCTCGAACTACGTCAAGCAGGCCACCAGCACGATGTTCCTCGGCCTGAACCCGCGCAACGCGGCGCAGCAGTTGACCGGCCTGAGCAACGCGGCGCTGTACAGCAGCGTCCCCGAGGTGTGGGCGGCGTTCTGGAAGTTCAGCCGCAATCCGGCCAAGGCCATCGCCGAGGTCGAGAAGTTCAGCGAGGCCATGCGCATCCGGTGGAGCACGGAGATGCAGGCGCTTGCGGCCGACATCGAGCAAATGCTGGCGCCGTCGACCATCGGCAAGGTGCAGGAGGTGGCCAGCCGCTGGGCGTTCGTGATGCAGCGGTACGCGCAGATGACGACGGACGCCATCGCGTGGGGCGCGGCCTTCGAGCACCACCTGCCGAGCGTCGGGGAAGCAGAAGCCGTCGCGCGGGCCGACCAAGCGGTGCGCTTGAGCCAAGGCGAGAAGTCGCCGCTGGACGTGCCGCGAGTCCTTGCTGGCGGTGCCGTGGCGCAGCTGTTCACGCAGTTCGCGGACTACCCGAACGTCGTGCTCAACTCGGTGCTGTCGCCGCCCGAGGGCCGGAGGTTCGCGGCCATCATGCTGGCATTGGTCACGCCGACGCTCGCGTCCAGCCTCATCGCGCTGGCGTTCGCTGGCGGCCGACTGGGCAAGGGCGCACGCACCGACGACGACACGCCGGAGGAGATCATCGCCAAGCTGTTGGGCGACCAGATCAAGGGGGCGTTCTCCATGATCCCGGCCCTTGGCGGCGCGGTGGGCGGGAGCGTTGTGGCGCTCATCGACACCATGGCCGAGGCGGCATTCGGCGAGCGCACGCCCAAGCTGGGCGGGGAGACGCAGCTTCGCAACTCGCCGTTCGCCGCGCAGGCGCTGCTTGAGACGGTGCAGCGTCTGGCTTCCGGCAGCGCCTCACCGCGCGACGTGGCAGCGTTCACTTCGATGCTGACCAAGCTGCCGCTGATGCCGTTCGGCAACGCCTTCAACTACATGGAGCGCGTCGACGAAGGCAAGTCGCGGCCGGCCAACGCGCTGGACTACGGGCGCGGGCTGCTGATGGGGCGGTGACGGCCGAGGAACAGTCCTTGACGCGGTGACCGGCGAGCACCCCGCGACACGTCCACGCGGCGCCTATCAGGCACCACACGATCAACAGAATGCGCCCGCGCGGGATGCGTGCGGGCTGGTTGTTCTTCTTCGCGGGGCTCATGGGTGCACACAATACAAGAAAGTCTGGAAAAGTGGTTGACAAAGCGCCGACGTGCTGCCATCGTCCCCTTCGTCACACCTTGAGGACCGCATGCAACAGAAACCGCAAAACCGCCCTGACGGGTCACTCCGTCGTGGCGATCAGTGCAGTGGACCGCGCGACGCCATGGCCATGGTCGCGCCGCATCGGGATCCCAGGTGTGACAACCAGACTGCCGCTGCACTGATCCGTCGCCCCGTCAGCCATGCGCGGGGCGGCGTCTTTCTTCTCTTCTGCGCCGAAAGCACCGGAACCTCTGCTTTCGCTGCGCTGCCCGTCGCCGCCTGCTCTGACCAGCTGGGCGCCGGGACGTTCTTCGCGCGCCACGTCACCATCGCCGGGCGGTCGGCTGGCGGGATCGTCAGCGGGTTCGAGCCCCGCGGCGCGCGTCTCACATCTTTCGCGCGATCGCACCAGTGGCAGGTGTGTCGGGTCGCTACCGATGCGCAGGTTCGATTCCTGCTCGCGCGTCTCACATTCGCTCGGCGTGTCGCCGGGCACCATCTGGCCGGTGTGGGTGTTGTCGTAGCTGACGACGCTCAGGGCATCGGTCGGATGGCGGGTGCCGGGTTCAGAGGTGGGCACGGCATCCATTCTCACACGGCGCAGGCAACCCGACGCGCGGACGGCGAGTGCCGTGCGTCGGTGTCGGGCAACGAGGGCCTGTCCTGCCTGCGCCATCTCACACGCGCGCGCCACGTCCGGCGCATCCCCAACTCTCCTTTTTCTCTGCCGCTGGCGCTCGACGCTGCGGCCTCTGGGCGGGGCGCGCGCATCTTCTTCCAGGTGAACGCATGAACACGAACGAGATCAAGCAGGGTCAGATGGTCCACGCCGACGAGGAAGCGGGCGGTTTGGACGGCTCGGGTGCCAAGGTGGCGGCCAGCCTTCCGCGCACCGAGTGGGGGCCGACGGAGGCCGAACTTCTGTTGGGCTACGCGCAGTGCGCAGGCGGTGTCGCGTGACGAAGTACACCGCGATGGCGTGGAACGCGCGCCGCGTTCTGATCGAGGTCGTCGACGGCACCATCGACGACGCCAAGGCCGCCGCTCGGAGGCTTCAAGACGAGCTTCGCCACAATTCGGGCGACGAGCGCTGGCAGTGCTGGCAAGGCGCTGCGGCAGTCGATGTTCGCCGGGATGGAGAATCCGCCGTCGACCTGGACGTGGTGCGCGACATCGCCATCACGTCAGACGCCCGACTCGGCGCCATGGACTACATGGACCCGGGCGATGTTCGTGACCTCTGCCGCGAGATCCTTCGCTTGCGAGGCGAGTCATGACCGCCCCGCTACCCGAGCGCATCGCGGCGGCGATCGACCGCTACGGCATCTACACGCACGACGACACGACGCGCGGGCTGACGATCCCGTGCAGCCGGACATTGGCAGCGCGTGACGACTTGATCTCGTTGTTCGCCGAGGTCGTTGCCGAGCGCGACGCCCTTCGCAGCGAGCTAGACGCCGCGCTGCTCGTGCTGCCGGCGTGCTGCGGATCGCTCGCGGATGCGGCGGACACGCTGCGGCAAGACCGCGACGCCGAGCAGCTTCCGAAGGGGCCGGCGCACGGCCGGTTCACGGATGCCGAGCGCGCGGAGATGGACGCATTGAAGCGCAAGGCGTTCGAGGACGCGAAGCCGGAAGGAGGTGACGCTTGAGCCAGGCTGCCAACGATCCGGTGGTTGCGGCGATCCGCACCCTAGCACTAGAGGCGTTCGAGCACGGCAGTTGCTCGTCTGCCAAGATGCCGTTCGATTCCGACCTGAGCCCAGAGGCGTGGGCAAAGAAGGTCGCTGACGAAACGGCCAAGCAGGCCGCAAAGGTCGTGGCTGCAGAGACGGCACTGCTCCACGCCATCATTCTCCAGAACTACCCGCTCTTGCGGGAGGCGAAGGAGGCGCTCGTCACCCTGCGCTACATCGGCGATCGCGATGCGGCTGGCGTCTATGGCCTCCTGGCCCGGAGCCATGCCGGCGCGCTCGCGGATGCGATCGCTCGATCCGAGCAGCCGGCTGCGGGAGGTGGCTCTTGACCTTCGCCACCGACACCACGGTCCCCGTCGACACCGTGGTCACCCGCATCGAGTTCGAGCACCTGGACTCGGCGAGCGGGGGAGGTGAGCAGTGACGAAGAACCTGAGCGAAGTCCTCGTCAAGGCCGCTCGCAAGACGCACGTTTGCAACTGGTGCAGCGAGCCCATCGAGATCGGCTCCAGCTACGTCCGCCAACGCAACGTGGACGGCAACGACGCATGGACCGTGCGCTTGCATCCCGAGTGCGACGAAGCGTTCGGCACCCTCGACCACTTCGAGCAGGAGGAGTCGATGGTCTACGGCCAGACCTACACGCGCGGATGCACTTGCGAGCGCGGCGACGTGTTCTGCGATCGCACGGAGCGGTGCATGGGAGGTGCGCAGTGATCCGCCGCTCCCTGCCCATGCACTGGCGCTACCGGGGCGAGATCGCCTGTGGCGTGTCGTTCAGCCGCTCCCAAGTGGACCGCCGCACGACGACGGACGAACGCAAGGTGACGTGCCCGCACTGCATCGCGGTGCAGTTCGCGATGGTGGGCGCGTGGCGGAAGCTGCCGCTGCACGAAGACGACGTGGTGCATGCGGTGCAGGAGACATTGGCCGCGCTCCCCCGCCGTGGGTGGGACGCGACGACGATCAAGGCGGCATACGAGAGGGCGAGGCGATGAAGCGAGAGAGGCAAGATGCGATCTGGGCCGAGGAGATGCGCAAGGCCGGGGTGCCGGCTGGGGCGGTGCCGCGATGAAGCCCATCGCCTGCTGGTTCGGGCGCCACGCGTGGGAAGCCAAGGTGACGCGCGACGTGGACGTGATGACCGTGCTGTGCGCGTGCACGGAGTGCGGCAAGTGGTGGTCGTCGTCGTGCCTGTCGGTCTACGGCGGCGACTACGAGGCCATCGGTAGCCACTGCTGGCACGGAGGCGACAGGGCCGCAGCCGCCGCCATCTACGGCCGCGCTCGCGTTCTTGGAGAGATTGTGGACCTGCGCAAGAAGGAGCCGAAGCCATGACCGCCGACACCGCCAAGTGCGCCGGCATCCACTGCCCCATGCGCGATCGTTGCGACCGCTTCGTGCGGCCTGCGTCTGACGGCGACTCGTGGTACGTGCCGTCCTTCCGTCGTGTCGACCGTGAGACCGCCATGCAGTTCGGCGGCGAATGGTGGGTGTGCGACGGCTTCATGCCGGCGACGGTTCAGCCGCACGGCGGGGCGGTTGAGGAAGGAGACGGGGCGTAACCATGGCCAGCCTCCGCACCATCTACGAACGCGCCGTCGAGGCGATCCAGCAGGCCATGACGGCCGCTGTCAACGAACCGCGCACTGTGCTCGCTTTGGCCAAGGAACTGCGGGCGCTGCTGCGGCAGATGGCCGACGTGGCCAGCGAGCCCGTGCAGAAGGACGAGCGCATGGCCGCCCTCGCACGCCGCCGTCATGCGAAGGTCGATGCGGCAGCGCATGCGGAGCCCATGCGAGAAGCATGCGGCAGCGCATGCGAGACCGATGCGACAGCGCATGCGGCGGATGATGCGGCGTCCGTTGTGGTGCCTTCTTATTCTGGTACTGAAGTACGTACGTCTGAGAATGCAGAAGAGAGCCAGAAGGAAGAAGTTACAGCAGATGCAGTACTAGTACTAGACGCCACAACGCCGCGCCCTGCGGACCCTGTGCGGACGCGCGCCTTGTTCGATGCGCCGCCGCATGCGGAAACCGATGCGCGAAAGCGTGCGGCGGTTGTGCGCAGGCCCGACGACGTTCCGCAGCAGGTGTGGGACGACTGGTGTGCGCTGCGGCGACGCAAGCGGGCCACCGTCAGCGAGACGGGCGTGGCGTCCATGCGAGCCGAGGCCGGGAAGGCCGGCATGCAGCTGGCCGAGGCCATGACGGTGCAGGTGGCCAACGGCTGGCAAGGGTTTCGGGCCGACTGGGTGGCGAAGGCCGCCGCCGGCACGGGTGGAGGGTTCGACCGATCCGGCCGCTGGACGGGTGTGCCCCGCGTCCAGAGCCTCGACGACTACCGGGGGACGCGTCCATGCGATGAGAACGGAGTGCCGATCCTGTGAGCAACATTCAACGTAGCTGGGTGGAAGTGGCCCGAGTGCGGCGCAGCTGCGACCGCCACGGCGAGTTCGAGGCAGTGGCGAGCGAACTGCGGCCGGCTCCGCTGCACGTCGCCACGCGGCAGCCGAAGCAGTTCCAGGCGGTGACGAGCTGCCCGATCTGCGACGGCGAGCGGCAGCGCGAGGCCGACCAGCGGCATGCCGAGATCATGGGCGGGGTTTCGGAGCGCGACCGGCTGCGAGCGGCGGCGATGCGCGAGGCCGGCATCCCCGACCGGTTCAAGGATGCCGACGTCTGGCACTGGCAACACGGCATGGACCAGCAGCGCCGCGTCTGGGACTGCGTGCGCGACTACTGCACGGGGATCGAACACGTCCTGGCGACTGGCCAGTGCCTTGTGCTGCTGGGGGCGCCGGGGACGGGGAAGACCCACCTCGCCTGTGGCATCGTTCGGCACGTCACCGAGAAGGGCGGTAGGGCGCGCTACGCGACCGTTCTAGACGCGATCGGCACCATCCGCGCCACCTACAGCCGGGGGGCGGAACGAAGCGAGGAGGAGGCCATGGCGGCCCTCTGCGACGTTGACGTGCTGGCGCTCGACGAAGTGGGCCGGCAGACGGACACCGCCTACGAGCGCGAGATGCTGTTCCGCATCCTCGACCGCCGCTACCGGGAGACGCGGCCGACGGTGCTCGTCTCCAACCTGAACCGCGACAAGTTGCTCGACTTCCTGGGCGCGGCGCTGGCCGACCGGACGCGCGAGGCTGGCGGGCGGTGGCTGGTGTTCGATTGGGCCAGCCAGCGCAGCAGCAAGCCGGTGCCGGTGGCGACGGCCGCGAAGGGGGAAGCGTGAGCTACCGACCTCGCTACGCCGTGGACTTCGCCAAGTTCCGCGAGATGTGGGACGCAGGCGACAGCACGAACAAGATCGCCCGGGCCTTGGAGGTCTCGCCGCACTGGGTGCTCTTGAACTCCAAGCGCATGGGGTTCCCGGCCCGCCCGCCTCGCTGCCGGCGAACGGTGTGCACCAAGGGCCACGACCTGACGAACCCTGGCTCCGTCTACGACGACGGAAGCTGCAAGATGTGCCGCAAGATCTGGCACGCCGCGCAACCGATGCGCACGACGCCGAAGCGCACGGTTCAGCAGGACCGCGAGGACGTGCTGCGCACGCGGCGGATGCTCGACCTCATGCGCGAGATCGAGCAGTGCGCGACGCACTGGGAGCGGGAGCCGTTGCAGCAGGAGTTCGCGCGGTTGCAGGCGATGAGCACGGGGGGCGACGAGTGAGAGAGCTTCACCTATTCGCCGGCATCGGCGGCGGCATCCTCGGCGGCCTGCTGCTGGGGCACGAGTGCGTCGGGGCCGTCGAGATCGACGCCTACTGCCGCCAGGTGCTCCAGGCTCGGCAGCATGAGAGGCTGCTGCCGCCGTTCCCGATCATGGAGGACGTGCGCGCGTTCGACGGCACTGCCTGGCGCGGTCGTGTCGACGTTGTGGCCGGCGGGTTCCCCTGCCAGCCGTGGAGTGTCGCTGGGAAGCGGCTTGGCTCTGCCGACCATCGCCACCTGTGGCCCGAGATGGCCCGAATCATCGGAGAGGTTCGACCCCGCTATGCCTTCCTTGAGAACGTCAGCCTTGCTGCCTTTGAGCAACCCTTCGCCGACCTTTCGGCAATGGGCTACCGAGTCCCGCCAGCTCTCTGCATCGGTGCAAGCCACCTTGGCGCACCGCATCGACGCCTTCGCTGGTGGTTGCTTGCTGCCGACGCCAGCGGCGAGGGACTGGAAGGACGGGGGGCATCCATCGGAATACCAGCGCCACACGCCTGGCCTAGCGGCGCACGCTGGTGGGCCACTGAACCCCGTGTGGGTCGAGTGGCTCATGGGGCTCCCGCTCGCATGGACCGACTGCGGGCGCTCGGCAACGCGCAAGTTCCAGCGATGGCGGCGGCTGCATTCCTCGAACTGCGGAAGCGGCTCGAACTTGAGGTGACCCGATGACCCACCCCATCGGCACCGCCGTGACGTTCACGGTCCCGCACCCCGTCGCGTCGTCGAAGAACCGGAAGCGCATCTTCGCCCGCCCCGGCCGCCGCGCGATCGTGCTGCCGTCGAAGCAGGCGCGGGACGACATCGCCGAGATTCGAGCCCTCGCCGCAGCCGCCGCGCGTGGCATGCAGTTCGGGACGGACGACGCGCTTCGGATCGACTACGTGCACGACATCGCCAGCGACTCGTTGGCCGTCACCGTCACGAAGATCGGCACGCTGCCGACGAAGGGCCGGCGCGGCACGAAGCGCGACGTGCACGGGATGCTGGAGACCATCGCGGACGCGCTGCAGGGCGTGCTGTATCCGAACGACAGCGCGGTGGACGAGTTCGGGGGGAGGCGGAAGCGGTGAACGGGGCTCGGAACACGGCTAGGAACGGCGGGGCCGGGCTAGGCGAGGCAAGGCGCGGCGGGCCAATGCATGGCACCGGGCTTGGCTTGGAACTTGGCGCGGCATGGCGATGCGCGGCTGGCCCCGGCATGGCGCGGCGCGGCTGGGCACGGCAGGGCCGGGCAGGGTTTGGCTTGGAACGTGGCACGGCCTGTTGTGGCGGGGCGAGGCGTGGCGGGGAGCGGCGCGGCTCGGAACGCGGCCTGGTGTGGCGAGGTGGGGCGGGGCTAGGCAGGGCGTGGCAAGGCTCGGAACTCGGCTCGGCAGGGCAAGACCGGGCAAGGCTTGGCAGGTCCAGGCAAGGCATGGCGACCTGGGGAAGTCGTGAAACTCCCCACCAATCGGCGAACGCCTGCGGCCGTTAACGGCGGGCACCAACAACCGTAGAGAGAAGCAGACAGATGAAGGAACGCACGTACACGATCAAGGGCACCCGCCCGCTGGTTCAGCACAACGAGCAGCTCGCCGACCCTCTCAACAAGTGGGCGAGGCTGGTGGCCGAGATCAGCAAGAAGAAGAAGAAGACGGAGGACGACATGATGGAGATGAGCCGCCGCGAGTGGTTCGGTGGCCTCTATTTCGACGAGGAGAATGGCGTCCACATCCCGGAGCGGTGCCTTGAGCGCATGCTTCGCGATGCGGCGGCGAAGGAGAAGCGGGGC